ATTTTGATTGCGGTTCATTTTTGCGATTGTGTGTCACTGGTGCGACGATTGTGCGATCTTGTGACAATTGCGCCTTTTGTCTCGGGGAGTCGGATTTGGGGATTGTTGTTTTTATGTTGAATACAAAAAATGTCGAATTTTGCCTTTAGGGGGGGTTCGTGCAAAGGCGCAATTGTCACAGTGTGCGACACCGTGACACAAGAGCGCATTTTCCCCCTTTTTCCGGCCCTTTTTGACCCTTTTGTCGGACGTGCGTGCAACCCTTGTCCGACCCTCGTGCAACCCTTGTCCGATTCCTGTCGCAGTTGTCACAGTGTCCCCATTGACCCTGTGTCACGGCTCCCAGGATGCGTGTCACGGCTCCCAGGATGCGTGTCACGGTGTGACAGGCACGTCGGGGTGTTGTCCCGCTGCACCCGCTGAATCCCGGACTCCCTCCCCGGGTGGGGCCGGCGAGTCGCTGAATCGTTTTCGATAGCCCCAGAACCAAATTTTTAAAATTTTCAAATGAATCACCACGCCCGTAACACATAAACACCGGTGACACCCGGAAACGCAAGGGTGTAAACTCGTACGCACTATGGACACATCAAATCGAATGAGTGTGGACGAGGCAGTCCCGGACTGGTTGCAGCAAATCGAACAGCCTCAGACACCCACCAGTCGCAACCCGGTGAAGGTTCTTCAGAAGCACGTCTTTGAGATCGTGTTCGAGTCGATCCTAGAGAAGATGTACTCGGGGATGACCCTGGCTGCGGCGTTACGGGAGGATCACCGGGAGATCCCGCAGGGAGCGTTCACCCATTGGATCAACAAGGATCCGGAACGATCCCGCAGGTACAAGGAAGCGAAAGAGATTCGCACGGAGGCGTGGGCCGGTCAGATGATCGAGTACGCGGAAGGGCTTGACGGGGTTGAAGATGTCAACCGGTCCAAGCTCAAGATCGACGTGTTGAAGTACCTGATGGGTGCGGATAACCGGAAGGTCTACGGTGACACCAAGTCGATCGAGTTGGGCGGGACCATCAGTGTCTCGGCTGCACTACAGGCAGCACAGCAGCGACTGGCCAACGACATCGTGGACATGGAGGTGATTGAGGATCAATCCGGGAACCGCGAGACCAGCGAGGACGACAACTGATGCAGAAACCGATCTACTCGGCGCAGGACGAGCAAGTCCTGATGACTCAGTTGTGGTCGCCCCAGGTGAAGGACGACCCGGAGGCGTTTGTGCTGTTCGCGTTCCCGTGGGGGCAGCCGGGGACGCCACTCGAGCACTTCAAGGGGCCGAGGGCGTGGCAGCGCAGGGTACTGCGGACCATCCGGGACCACATCCGGGAGAACCGGGGGGCGGACGTGATGGAGGCACTGCGCCATGCCACGTCCAGCGGACGCGGTATCGGCAAGAGCGCACTGGTTAGCTGGCTCATCCTGTGGATGCTCTCGACCCGGATCGGCAGTTCCGTCATTGTCTCGGCTAACAGCGAGAACCAGTTGCGCACGGTCACATGGGGCGAGTTGACGAAGTGGGCCACAATGGCGATCAACTCGCACTGGTGGGAGGTGTCAGCGACCAAGCTCGTCCCGGCAGCGTGGATCACCGACTTGGTGGAGCGCGACCTCAAAAAGGGCACGCGCTACTGGGCCGCTGAGGGGAAACTGTGGTCCGAGGAGAACCCGGACAGCTACGCCGGGGTTCACAACATGGACGGGATGATGGTCATCTTCGACGAGGCCAGCGGCATCCCGGACGGCATCTGGTCAGTGGCTGCGGGCTTCTTCACGGAGAACATCCTCGACCGGTACTGGTTCGCCTTCAGTAACCCGCGACGCAACAACGGGTACTTCTTCGAGTGCTTCAACGGCAAACGGGCGTTCTGGGACACCCAGATCATCGACGCCCGACAGGTCGAGGGCACCGACAAGGCGATTTATAACCAGATCATCGAGGAGTACGGCGAGGACTCGATGCAGGCCCGCGTCGAGGTCTACGGCGAGTTCCCGGCAGCCGGTGAGGACCAGTTCATCTCGCCCACACTGGTCGATGACGCGATGGAGCGCAAGCCCTACAAAGACCCCGGAGCGCCCGTAGTCATCGGCGTGGACCCGGCGCGAGGGGGTATGGACTCCACCGTGATCGCAGTGCGCCAGGGACGCGACATCGTGGCGATCAAACGCTACCGGGGCGACGACACCATGACCACCGTGGGCAACGTGATCGACGCCATCGAGCAGTACAAGCCCGCACTGGTCGTCATCGACGAGGGCGGTCTGGGCTACGGCATCCTTGACAGGCTCCACGAGCAGCGTTACAAGGTCGTTCGAGGGGTCAACTTCGGCTGGAAAGCGAAGAACCCCGCCGCCTACCAGAACAAACGCGCTGAAATGTGGGGCGCGATGAAGGAATGGCTCAAAACCGCGTCAATCCCCAAGGATCGACCCCTTAAAAGCGACTTGATCGGCCCCCTGCGCAAGCTCAACTCGGCGGGTTCAATCCTGCTGGAGAGCAAAAAGGACATGAAAGCCCGTGGATTGGCCTCCCCGGACGCCGCAGACGCCATTTGCGTCACTTTTGCGTACCCGGTGGCCCACCGGGAGTACAATCCGAAAGCCCGCGTCGTCAGAACCACTGACCGGGGAATGGTAGCGACAAGTTGGATGGGAGCGTGATATGCCGTTGAACAAGAGTGGGTCGAAAACCGCGTTCCGTGAGAACGTGAAGAAGGAAGTGGCTGCGGGTAAACCCGCGAAGCAAGCCGTCGCCATCGCCTACTCGGTCCAGCGCAGCGCGAAACCGACCCCGAAGGGTAAGAAATAATGCCGCAAGACTATACGGGCGTGAATTCGCTGGAAACCCTCGCTGACGGGAAGAAAGACAAGGCGTCTGTCCTGTCTGTCGCCCGATCCCGCCTGAAGATGGCAATGGCGGCTCTCGGGGAGTCCCGGGAAGATGAACTTGACGACCTGAAGTTCTACGCCGGCAGCCCCGACAACCACTGGCACTGGCCCGCCGACGTGCTGGCGACCCGAGGCGCGGTCCAAGGGCAGACAATCAACGCCCGACCGTGCCTGACGATCAACAAGCTGCCACAGCACGTTCGACAAGTCACCAACGACCAGCGGCAGAACCGTCCGGCGGGGAAAGTGATCCCGGTGGACGACCGCGCGGATGTCGAGATCGCTGAAATCTTCGACGGCATCGTGCGCCACATCGAGTACATCAGCGACGCCGACGTGGCCTATGACACCGCTTGCGAGAACCAAGTGGTCTACGGTGAAGGGTTCGTGCGGATTCTGACGGAATACTGCGACGAGAACACGTTCGACCAGGACATCAAGATCGGGCGCGTCCGGAACTCGTTTTCGGTCTACATGGACCCGATGATCCAAGATCCTTGCGGCGCGGATGCGAATTGGTGCTTCATCACCGAAAATCTGACTCGCGAGGAATACCATCGCCTGTACCCGAAGGCATCCCCCGCCAATACCCTCGAATCCTTGGGCGTCGGGGATCAGTCCCTGTCCGCATGGGTGAGCGAAAGCACGGTTCGAGTGGCCGAATACTTCTACATCGAGTATGAAAAAGCCACGCTGAACCTGTACCCGGGGAACATGACCGCGTTCAAGGATAGCCCCGAGGATCGGGAACTTTCCGCCATCTACGGCAAACCAAAACGCTCGCGCTCCTCTGATCGCAAGAAAATCAAGTGGTGCAAGATCAACGGCTACGAGATTCTTGAGGAATCCGAGTGGGCCGGGAAGTACATTCCCGTGGTCCGGGTGGTTGGTAACGAGTTTGAGGTCGATGGTCGTCTGTACGTCAGCGGATTGGTGCGCAACGCCAAGGATGCACAGCGTATGTACAACTACTGGGTGAGCCAAGAAGCCGAGATGCTGGCACTGGCCCCCAAAGCCCCGTTCATCGGCTACGGTGGGCAGTTTGAAGGCTACGAGACGCAGTGGAAGACTGCCAACACCCAAAATTGGCCGTATCTGGAGGTTAACCCCGACGTTACCGACGGACAGGGTGGGATGCTCCCCTTGCCTCAGCGGGCGCAGCCCCCGATGGCGTCAAGTGGCCTGCTGCAAGCGAAAATGGGCGCGTCTGAAGACATCAAGGCGTCCACGGGACAATATGACGCATCATTGGGCCTCGGTGGCAATGAGCGCAGCGGTAAGGCGATTTTGGCCCGCCAAAAAGAGGGCGATACAGGGACGTATCACTACGTCGATAACCTCGCCCGTGCCGTGCGCTACGTCACCCGCCAGCTTGTTGATCTGATTCCGAAGATCTACGACACCGAACGCATCGCCCGAATCATTGGCGAGGACGGCGAGGCCGATACCGTCAAGATCAATCCGATGCAGGACGTTCCGGTCAAGAAGATCGTGAACCCTGACGGCGTCGTGATCGACAAGATTTACAACCCCACCATCGGCAAGTACGACGTTCGCGTGGTCACCGGCCCCGGATACGCCACCAAGCGTCAAGAGGCTCTTGAGGCAATGGCGCAGTTGCTCCAAGGCAACCCCCAGTTGTGGGCAGTTGCGGGGGATCTGTTCGTCAAGAACATGGACTGGCCCGGGGCGCAGGAGATGGCAAAGCGGTTCGCCCGGACCATTGATCCGAAGATCATGGATGACGGTGAGGACAACCCGGCTCTTGCCGCAGCGCAACAACAGATGCAGGTGATGGCGCAGGAGATGGAGCGTATGCACTCCATGCTCCAGAACGTCAATCAGTCGATGGAAGCGCAAGAACTGCGGATCAAGGAGTATGATGCTGAAACCAAGCGCATCAGTGCGGTTCAGCAGTCCATGACACCCGAGCAGATTCAGGATATTGTCCTTGGGACGCTCCATGCGGCAATCGACACGGGTGACGTAATCGGAGGCGCAAATGAAGCCCGCTGATTTCATCGGCACCCTGTTTCTTGCCCGTGATGTGGCGCATTCGGTTCATCTGAATACGCGCAGCTATGCGAAACACGTCGCGCTGAAAGAGTTCTATGAGGGGATTCTTGACCTTGCGGACTCGTTTGCCGAGGCGTACCAGGGTCGCCATGAACTCATCGGGCCTGTCTCATTGATGTCTGCGAAGAAAACGGGCAATATCACCGAGTTCCTGAAAGATTCGTTGACCGACATCGAGGATGCCCGGTACGAGGTGTGCGACAAGTCGGACACCCCGCTTCAGAACATCATTGACGAGATTGTCGGGCAGTATCTGTCCACTCTCTACAAACTAAGGTTCCTGACCTAATGTCTTTGCACCACGTCAAAACCAGCCCGGTTGCCGATTTTACCGGTACGGTCACGGTCTTTGACTCGCAGGGTCAAACCGTCACAGCCAACGCGAGTGTTCTGGTTCGCCCTAGTGACTGGAATTCGGTCCATTACGCCGTCTATCGTCTTGGTGGCAATACAGCCGGTGCGTCCACGGTCAGTGGCACGGATGTGCGGTTCGATGGTGGCAACAACATTACCGTTTCTGCGGATACGCTCAACTCGCGGCTGATCTTCAACGGTCCGAACACGTCACCACAGACCGCATACGTCTTTGCTGACGGCAATGGGGTGTCATTCGGGACCAATGGCTCAACGGTGACCGCAACGGTTGCCACTGACTACGTCCCGCTGACCAACTCAACTCTGTTCCAAGCAACATCTGCGACTTCGGCAATCACGAGTCTGGCGTTCCCGAGTGCCGACACGACCAAGTTCGCTGGTACCGGAACCACGTTTGCCGGAACCAACGTATCCGCGACAATCGGGCTGGACAGTAACGGGCTGAACCTGGCGCTTTCTGCCCCCTCGGGTGGCGGCGGTGCGGGAGACGGTGGCAATGTGCTGGCAGCGGGTACTCAGACCGCCAACAGCACCGGAACAGTGTTCTTTTCCGACGCCAACGGCATCGCCTTCGGGATGAACAATAGTTCGGTCATTACGGCCAGCTACACCGTCCCGACCCAGACGGTGCAGACCCAAGCATCGGGCGACATTGCTCGCACCGGCTACACAAGCACCACGCAGGCCGGCTCTACGGTTGGGGCAACGCTGAACACCGTGGGCCTGTCGATGGCATGGCCGCAGTTCATCACGACATACGCTGCCCAGACCGTTCAGACCCAAGCCTCGGGAAACATTGCCGGCACCGGTTACACCAGCACTACGCAAGCCGGTTCTACGGTCGGCTTGACGCACAATACTGCGGGCATCTCGGCGGCCTGGCCGCTGTTCCTGACCACCGCAGCGCAGTCGAACCACAGCCACGGCAACCCCACGCTGAACCTGACGAACCTGTCTGGCACCACGGCATCGGCCAGCAATGGGCTAACCCTTAGCCTGTCTGCTGCGGCACAGTCGGTCCAGCCGGTTGCGGTCAGCGGGTCCAATGGGTCGTTTGCCTTCAGCACCCTGAGTTTTGGCAACTTGAACGGGTTGTCGTTCTACACGAGCAATGGGTCGCTGGTGGGGTCATACACCGACGCGGGTGGTGGCGGTGGCTCTGACGGATACAACTCCGCGCAGTTCACCAACTCGACCGCTAACAGCACCATGCCGATTGTGTGGGCGGGGAACTCAGGTGGCTCGGGGAACGTGACCATTGGCCTGACCGGCTCTACGGTGACCATGAGCGCACCGTCCGGTGGTGGCGGTGGTGGTGTCACTGTCAACAATTGGCAGCCGTTCGACATTGTGGCGAACACCAGTTTCTCGTCATTCGGTCAGAACTCACTGTACCTTCAGAATTTTGTCCCCGAGTTCTACATTGAGTGCTCAAACCTTGAGTGGTGGGCGCGGGGGTCGTTTGCATCGTCCACCAACTCACAGGTTTACGCACAGACGATTCAGTACGGGATGTATTCGGATAATGGCGGCACCATGAACCTTATGGCGTCATCGTCCGTTCAGATCCGAGCCAGTTTCAACAGCAACACCGCTGTCGGGTACACGATCAGTCAGGGTGCCGGGTCTTTCACCAGTACATCTGGTGCAACAAACGTCATGTCCCAGATCAGTGGACCGTTCCACAACTACTTCCCGTTTACAACAACGCTGAACGCAAATAATTCCTACGCGGTTGCTGTGTTGATCAGTAGTGCAACCACGGTGGGAACATCTCCGTTCAGGTATGCCCCGCTGATTCAAACTGTGATGAACACGACCAACTTTGGTCGGTTGTGGGCAAGCACTGTGTCCGCACCTTCAGCCACAGTCATTGGCGATCACGAGATGGGTGTTTTCACTACAACCACCGGTGCGTTGCCCGCAACAATTGCCAACAGCAACCTGACAATTGCTATCTCGCGCCAGATCCTTCCGTTCCAGTTTGACCTATGATTCGGATTCTGTTGCTTTTTAGCATCAGCACCGCATTTGCAGCAGATCCAAGATTTTGCGGACCACCGGCGCGTTATGCCGATGGTACGATCAAAAGAAGTCAGACCCAGTTGAGATTGTTCACTGCGGACCAACCGTGCCCCGCGAATCTCGATCCCCGTGACCTTGGCTGTCCGGGCTGGTCTATCGATCACATCATTCCCCTGGCGTCGGGAGGGTGTGACACCCCTGTCAATATGCAGTGGTTACCGGACTCGATCAAAT